TCTAATAATAGAAGATGTTGCAGCCTTTGCGTATATCGACAGTACCGTCTGCCCTTGAGGGTAACTTGACCCTTGACCAATACCACAGAAGGTATCCGAAGAAGCTGTCAGAAGATCTGCAGTATTAGTGCCATCAGGCGCTATTGCAACATTCGCTGCTACGGATGCGTTAGTTTTTGGCCATACTGTTGAATCGAAGTCCTGACTCCATACCAGAAGGTTCTCTTCCGCCTTCGCCACCGTCTTGCCGTCGGAATAGGTGGCGGCACTTGCTCGGCTGAAGGTGATGCGCGGATCGAGCGCCTTGGCGTTGGCGAAGTCCAGGTTGAGCGAAGGACGGATTGCGGGGTAATTGGATGTGATGGCCATGATTCAGTCCTCAGTTCGCTTGCGTGATGATCCAGTTGGTGCCGTCGGACACCAGCGTTGCGTATTTGCCGGCCGTGGCGGCCAGGATGGCGGTGCCTGCGGCTCCACCGGCCAGAGGCACCACGTTGCTCGACGCCGACACGACGGTGAACGCGGCGCGGTTCGTGAGCATGATTTCCCGGCCCGTGTTGGTCGCAGCATCCGGAAGGATGACAGGGATGCTGGCCGTGCCGTTGCAGATCAGCCAGTGCTCGTTGTCGGCGACCGTGAAGGCGGCCGTCTTGATCACGGGTGCGCGGCGGCGGATCTGGCCTTGAATGACGCCGCCCTCGATGTAGACGCTGAGATGCGACTGGTAGGCCATGCTGCCCAGGAACTGGTTCAGCGGAACTTGATTCGGTGCAGAGCCAATATCGGCAGGACCGAATCCGACACCTTCCCAGTTGGTCGCGTCCTGGCTTGGATCGGTTGCCGTTGTACCAGCGACCTTGCGTCGGTAGTTCTGCCAGTTGACCGATGAATAAACGACCGTTCCAACTGCGTATGCAGTTGATTGGCTCCAGGCCGAGACGTTAGCGGTAACGTTGATCGCTGCACTTGCTGCGGTTGCGGCACTGGCTGCGCTTGTAGCCTCGGCGGCCTTGGTCGTTGCCGTGGTCGCGCTGGATGCTGCACTGGTGGCCGATGCGGCTGCGCTAGTCGCATTATTAGCGGCCCCTGATGCCGAACTAGCTGCCGCGTTCTTGCTTTCCAGAGCGCTCATATCGCTGTCCGCTGCCAATGTGGCGCTGTCGGCGGCGTTCGCTGCACTGGTAGCGGACGCGCCTGCAGCATTCGAGGCCTCGTTGCGACTGATCGCGGCAGCTGCTGCCGAGTCGGCGGCAGCGGTCTTGCTCAGCGCGGCGGCGGCTGCCGAGTCGACGGCGGCATTCTTGCTGAGTGCGGCAGCGGAGGCGGCATCAGAAGTATCGGCTTGCTTCTGCGAAACGTCGGACTGCAGGGCGTTGAGCTCGTCCACCAGAGTCGGAATCGCATCCAACACCTTGCCGGCATCGACCTCGAACGATTCAGAGCCGGGAATCGGGGCTGGCGGAAATGGGCTGAGCGGCATGGAATGTCCTTAAAAATCTGTCACAGGGACAAGCCCTGGACTTCGACGTTGATGATGGAGTACGTGGCAAAACTCAAGGCGACACTGAATCGCGCCACACGGCCAAAGACCGTGAATGGGGTATATCGATAGTCATCCGACCCAATGAATACAGCCGGTGTCGCACGCAGTGCGGCGAGCGTGGAAAACGCCCGGCGCATGGCCCAGTTTTCGACCGTGATCGGGTAATTGACGCGCTTGACGTAATCACGCTCGACCAACTTGCTGACGCCCCATTCGTCGGTGGTAACCACGCTGTAATCGTCAATGCTCGAGCTGACGCCGTATCCCGCATCACCCAGCTCGATGAAGTTTCCTATCATCAATGCGCCAACTTTTGGATAAGCGTTGGTGACATTGATGTAAACCGTCATGTCGGCACGACTCGGAAACCCGATGAACACATCAGTCTTGATGACGAACGGTTCCAGGAAATATTGAGTCCAGTTGCTGACGTTGCGGTTTTGCAGCGTAACGTCGTACAGCAGCGTCACGGAACCCGTCAGCGTTCCAGCAACCCCTCTGGTATCAGTGATGGTCGTGAGGACAATGCCGAACGCGTAGTCGCGCACCGTTGTAGTCAGGGCGCCCTTGTCGCCCTGGGCGGTGACCGGATACGTGCAGGCAATTGACAACGCCGTGATGCCTGACAGCTCAAGCAATGCCAGCCCGTTGCAGCGGCCCGGCTTCAGGGTCAGCTGAAGTCCGGTCGCCGATCCGGTGGTCGGTGTGCTGACCTTGGAGTCGAACATCGCCCAGCGGTTGGTCGGGCCCAGCTCGACCCAGTTGGTGCTGTCGGACTCCGGGGGTGTGGTGCCGCTGACAGCTGCCAGGCACTGGTAGATCCGGTGCTTGTTGAGCCGGATGACGCGGTTTCCAGCGGCATAGCTGGTGCCAGACACCCATTCCGCATAGTCGGCCTCGGGCACGCTGGTCGACTGCAGCATGGCGTCGGTGACGGTGGTGGGCTTGAGGACCTTGAGCATGCCGTCCCCTTACGCCGCAGCCGTGGCAGGCAGACCCACCACGTTCCAGCGTTCGACCAGCCGAGCCAGGCGATCAGCAGCATCAGCGATCTTGCTGTTGCCGATGTTGTTCTCCTGCCGCGCCTGGTCGCTGGTGCGCTTGGCCTCTTGCAGCTGGGCATTCAGGCGCTGCAACTCGGCCACCAGGTCGCGCAGCAGGCGCTCGGTCGCGCTCGAGTCGACGCGGTCGCCGGAAGGGGCGCCAAACGCCTGCACACCCAGCACACCGCCCGGGCCGCGCGACAGCGGCATGATGGCCTCGTCGCCAGCCTCGCCGAACAGCGCCATGGGCGCCAGGGTCGGCGTGCTGACGATCGAATTCGTGAACACTCCGCCCTTGGCAAAGGCGCTGACGCTCTTGCCCTGCAGCGCGTTGATGATCTGCTGCAGACCGCTTGCCGTGCGCGTGGCGCCATCATTGATCGCCTTGCTGATGACGGCCTCGGCTGAGGTGGCGCTGGAATTGACCGCCAGCAGCTTGGCATCGATGGCCGACAGCAGGGTGTTGGCCTCGGCCTGGTAGTTCTTCGGGGCGGTGGTATCCAGCTGCTTGGCCACGATCTCAGCCTGGGTGCTAAGGCGTGCGACCGCCGTGGCCCAGTCCGCGCGACTGAGCGACATCGAGGCGAGATCCTGGCTCAGCTGCGGTAGTGCGCCGGCCAGCTGGTCTGCGTAGCCGGCCTTGGTCGCTCCTGTGGTCGATAGCGCCAGGCTGTAGTTGCGGCTGAATTCGGCCTGGCGCGCAGCCATCGACTGGTCGGTCGTGAGCGTCTGCAGCTTGGCCAGCTTGATCGACTCGCGCACACCGGCAGCGCTGGCTTGCATGACACCCGCCAACTCCTTCTGCGATTCGTAGTAGGCGACGGTTTCTTCGCGCAGCGCATCGAGCGCCTTGACGGAAAGCTCGGAGGCCTTGATCCACGACCCAACGGCGGCGATGTATTTGTTTTGCTCCTGAGCCAGATTGCTGGCTGCTACCACCGACGCAGCATCCGCTTTGGCCTGGGCGGCCTTGGCCGATGCCTGATCAGTCACGGCAGACGCACGCAACCCCAGCGAGTCACGCAAGTTACGTAGCGTGACATTCGAGTAATTGAAAGCATCCCACACCACGTTGGAGTACTCGGGGACGGATGGCATCATGAATCCGCCCGCGTAATTGCTGTTTGCTACGCTCCCAGGTGTGGCCAGATTGAAGTAAGAGCCCTTCCACTGACCAGAAACCGCATCGAAGGCGTTTTTGGCCTGGTTGTACAGGCCCTCGTACGCCAGCTCCATGCTGTCAAGCTGGGCAAATCCATCCATGCGCTTATTGGCGGCTACAAGAGCGGCATTGGCTGTAGCCGATGCGGCGCCGGCTGATTTCAAACCGGCTGCGGCCTGGTCCATGGCGGTCGTGCTTGGCAGCGCGGGCAGCTTGGTGCCAGCCACCGCCACCCCCAGTTGCGCAAAGGTGCGCGGTGCCTTGGGGCCATTGATCGTCGTGCGGGCCTCAGCAATTGCAGCGCGGCCCTCGCTCACCGACTGGGTCAGCGCGGAGAACAGGCCGGTGATGGCATCCTGAGCGGTCTGCAGCTGCGTGGCCAGCTCGGCAGCCGACGGCGTGATGGCAGCGAATGCGCTGGACAGGCCCATCAGCGCGGCGTAGGTCGAGCGGCCGGATGCAGTCGTCAGGTCCTGCGCTTCGATCAGGTCGCGGTAGGCCTCGCGGGTGGCGGGCAGGTCCAGGCCCAGCGCCGACAGGGAGGCGGTGAGCTGGCGCGTCGCGACCCCGGCGCGCTCGGCGTCGCTGTAGTAGGCTTGGTAGTAGGCAGTCGTGGTGGTCTGGTACTGCTCAAGACCGCCCATCAGGTCGACCAGCTGTTGCGCCATCTCGGCGCCACCCAGGCTGGCCTGGTACAGCGTTGACCCCAGCACATCGAAGGCCGCGTTGACGGTCGACAGGCTGCTCGAGAGGCGCGTCACCGTCTGTGCGGCCGTCTCGCCGGTGCGGATGTAGGTGCTGGTGCCATCCATCAGGCGACCCACCTCCTGCGTCATGCCGGTGATGTTCTTGGCGCCCGAATTCAGCACCACGAAGAGGTCGACCACGCCAGGCAAGGCTGCTCCGTCAAACGACAGCTGCTCGAACAGCGCGCCCAGCTCGCCATCGATAGACGCGAACACTGCCCGGTAGCGGTCCGCCATCCAGTCACCCAGCATGTCGCCCTCGAAGCTCCAGCTCTTGCGGTACCAGCCGCTGAGGTTGGCGGCGACGCTGGCGATTTCTCCCTGGCTCAGCGTGGCTGCAATCGCAGAGTCGAGCGCCGTGAAGGCATCGAGCGTGCCTTTCATCGCCTCGCTGGCGACGTTTTCGGTCTCGCCGTACTCCCGAGTCCAGCTGCCGTTCTTCACGATGGAGGCATCGCCATTGGCAAAACCGATCTGGCCGAACGCGGTGCTGGCAGACTGCTGGTAGGGCTGGGACTTGCCAGTGGCCGACTGCACCAGGTAGGCGTCCGGGTCGCCGCCCCAGCGCTTATCCAGTCCAGCGACCTTGATCGCGGCATAGGCAGCCAGGACGTAGGGGGCTGCAGCCGCCATGGTGGCACCCATGCTGGCCCCTGCCGTGCCTGCCGCTGTAGCAGCTGACGAACCGGCCCAGTAGCCAGCCTGGGACAGGCTGGTCGCCATTTGCGCGGCCGTGCCAGAAATACCGACCATGCTCTGGGCGCCTGCGACCATGGCGGTGCTAAAAGCGTTGACGCCGGCACCCAGCGCCCCCAGCGTGGAGCCGAAGCCCGCCAGGTTGGCCAGGTTCGCGGCAGAGCCAGCGGTCCCCAGCAGCGACCCGCTGCCGCCCGTAGCAGCGTTGGCCGCGCCGGCCACGGACGATAGACCTGTTACCCCAGCCAGGCTGGCAATGACTTGCACCACAAACGGCTTGGCCAGGGACTTGTAGATCTCGTTGGCGACGGCGGTCTTGAATGTGGTGCTCAGCGACTTGGTGAACGCGGACCAGCCGGCCTTGCCACTGTTGAGCATGCCGGCAAATCCTTCGCGGAAAACATCCTCGTACTTCTCGACGGTCTTGTCCCATTCCTCCTGCATGGCCTTGCTGGCGTCTGCTGTCGCCTGCTTGGCGGCTCCGGCCTGCTTGGATGCCGCCAACTCGGTCATAGCGGCGGCCTGGCGGCGGTAGCTCTCGGCAATGCCGGGGTCGATGCCATCCATGATGGTGGCGAGACGGGTTTTCTCGGCGGCAGCATCGCGCAGGCGCGCGACCTCAAGATCAGCCAGGGCGGTGCCGGTAAGGCCGATGGCCTCGTTGGTCAGCAGCTGCTGGCGGGCCTGCTCCTCGGCGGCGTCGGCCGCCTCGAAGGCGGACTCGGCGAACTTCAGGTTTTCAGCAGCGGACTCCTCCATCCACTTCGCGTCGGCCTTGGCCAACTCCTGGGCTTTGATGGTCTGGCTGTTGCGCTCGAACAGCGTGCGCACGGTTTCGCGCTGGGTAGCGTTCCACTTCTTCCAAGCCGGGCTGGCAATGATGTCAGCCAGCTTCTTCTCGGCGGCGTTGAGCTTGTCGGTCTCGGCGGTCAGGTCGCGCGCCTGGCCGGCGCCGGCACCAAGAGCGTCCTGGTAGGATTTTTTGAGCGCATCGGCAGCCTTCTTGGCTTCTTCGGCCGCTTTTTTGGCGGCCTCGGCGCCGATGCCCATGCCGGACAGGCCACTGCCTGCTGCCGATGCGGCAGGCTGAACGGCGCGCAAGGCGGCGTTGAGCTGCTCTGTGGTGATCTTGCCGCTGGACTGCAAGCCGGCCAGCTGTTCGACCGACTTGATGAACTCGTCGGAGCCGAACTTAGCCGCCTTGAGGTCCTTGGTGACATCAAACAGCGCCTTGGAATTCTGGCCAGCGCTCATGACCTTCTGCTCGAAGGCATCAAGCGCGGCGCGCGCGGCGGCAGCGTCCGCCTGCATCATGTCGCCGATGCGGCCTGCGCCCTTGAAATCCAAGCTGGCCAGGGCTGCGGCCTGCGCGGCCAGGCCGCCCAGCTCGACCCCGGTCTGCTTGATGACGTAGGCCACGTTGGCGCCGACAATGACCACGGTCTCGAACGCGGTCCTGATGCCGGTCGCCGCAACCTTAGCCAGCTCGCCGTCACTGCTGAAGTCCACCAGCGCGCGCGCCGTCTCAGCCAGGGCTGGGAACAACTGCTCGGCAATGGTGTTGCCAGCTGCCTTGAACTGGTCATCGAGCGCGCTGGTCTGCTGAGTTAGCTCCTTGGACGCGGCCAGCAGATAGTCCGACATCACCACGCCGGCGGCCTGCGCCTTGTTGGCCAGGCGCTCGAACTCGGCGCCGTTGTTGGCCAGCAGCGGGGCCAGCAGCGTGGCGTCGTCGGCAATGGATTCCATCCAGAAGACGGTTTCCTTCTGCCCCAGGTTGGCCTTCTGCAAGCTGCTGTAGAACAGCTGCAGCGCCTGCGGGCCGCTCAGGTTCTTGAACGACTCGGCCGTGACGCCGACCTTGGGCGCGATCTTCTCGAAGAAGTCCTTCAGCTCGCCGCCGCCGGTCTGCATGAAGTCGCCCAGCTTGTCCTGCACATCCTTGGTGATGTCGGCAAACTTCTCCATGTCCACGCCAACGGTCTTGGCGGCTGCGGCGTAGCGCTGGAACTCCTTCGGGGACGAGTCGGCCAGGCGGGCAAGGCGGTCGATCTCGTTGGCGGTGTCGCTGACGCCCTTGAGCATCCGCGCCATGCTGGCCGCAGAAAACGCCGCGCCCAACGCGGGCACCAGCGACAGCAGGGACTGGCGCGCGGCGGCCAGTGCGCCATCCAGTCCGCCCAGCGATCCGCCGACCTTGCGCAGGCCGGCCTCGACCTGCTGGGCGCCGGCCAAGCTGAGCTGGATGCCAATCTCGGTTTTGCTGCTCATGCGGGGGTGCTCTCAACGGGTTTGGTGTTTGGCGCGTTGCTCGGCCCATACGTCCAGCGTGGTGCGCTCGCAGGCCTGCAGCAGCTCGAACAGCTCGCGGCGTGGCTCGGGGTCGATGCCCTGCAGGTCCAGGTAGGCCGACACGCCCTGGTAGTCCAGGCCAGTGGGGCCCGACATGCCGACGCGCCACTGGGTCTGCACGCCCTGCCAGCAAGCCCAGGCCTGGACGTTTTCGGGCCAGAGGTAGAAGACCTGGTCGTCGTCGGGGGCGCCTTGCGACAGATCGTCTTCGACGGCAATACCCAGCACGGCAAGCGCGGTCTCGAGCTCATCAGCTTCGGTCTGATTGGTGGTGCTGTCGCCAAGCTGCCCGCGCGCCCACAGACGCGCGAGCGCGCTCAGTTTTTTGCCTTGGCGCCCGACTCTTGGCGGTAAGCCGCAAGCGCCACCATCGGCAAGCCGGGAATGCGGCACAGTTGCTGCCAAGCGGCAATGCTGTAGGGCACGGGCTTCTTGTCGTCGTCCAGCACCTCGGACCAGTCGCTGATGGTGTCGCCGAGGAACTGGGTGGCGAAATCGGTGATCGTGCCCTCGAAGCCCTGAATACGGTCGGCAATGACTTCCTCGGGGACGCGGCTGCAGGTCAGGCCAAAGGTGAACGGCTGGTCAACGCCGTGCGCATCCTTGATAGTGCCCTTGACCTTGAACTTGACGATCGGCTCGATGCGGATGGAAATAGCCATGATGGGTTAATCCTGGTGAACGGGTAGCGAGGGGAAGCGTCGCAGCAGCACCGATGCAGTTCATGCAACGGGCGGCTGCGACAGAGGGGTTACATGAATGCGATGGTCACTTCGTCGTCGCCGGTCTTCGGCATGAAGCGAGCGTCGAAGCTGGTCATGGCAATGCCGTCCTGGTCGACGATTTGCGGATTCGTGAGCTGGGCTGCCGGGGCATGCACCAGCAGCTTGGCGCCGGCAGTGATGCCGTGATCGAACGTCAGCGTCTTGGCGGTGTTGTTGCGCACATCGGTGCGGAAGCTCACTTCATCCGCCGCCGACAGATCGAGGGTGATGGAACCGGTGGCCTCGCGGTCAGAAATCAGGACGCGATCGACGCCCAGCATGGGTTGATAGACCACGCTGTTGCCCAGGTTGAAGCTGAAGCCGCGCGAGGCGTACTGGTCGCCGCCGGTCAGCGCCAGGGTGGCCAGCGTCAGGGTGGCGCCAATGTTGACCATGCCCGCGTTGTAGCTGGTCACTACCAGTGGGTTTTTGAACTGGCTGTAAGCGATACCCGTCACGGCCTCGGCCACCGGCGACGTCTGGGAATAGCGGCAGGTAAAGGTGAACTTCGCTTTCGGGATTTCGCCGATGCCCAGCATCAGCTCGAAGGTGCCGCGCGCGCCGGTAGTGGTGTAGCTCACGCCGTCGAGCGCGTACTTGAAGGCCACCGACTCACCCAGCGTGGAGATAGGCTTGTAGTACACGCCCTTGGTGGCCACGATCACTTCGGCCATGCCGCAAGCGCGGAACAGCTTGCCGATGGCGGGGGCGGTGGCCACGGTGCCCGATGGCGCCAGATCGCAGGTGAACGAGATCTGCATGTGATCGTCGCCGGCTAGCTCTTCGGAGGCACCCAGGTAGCCGCGGATCACGTCACGCTTGACGTTGTTGCTGTTGTACGTCAGCGAGACATCGGACACCATCAAGGCATCGGTGGCCGGTACAAAAGCGGGTGCGGTGCCATAGATGGTCTCGCGCGCTGCCAGGAGGATGGTCTTGCGGATGAACCGCGGCGCGAGGTTGGTCTTGTCAGCCATGGCTTATTGCTCCTTGGTGGCGACGGTTTTGGGGCTGGTGGGTGCGGGCGCGGCGGCAGGCGCAGGCGCGGCAGGTGCCGCCGCGAGCGTGTCGTCGTCGCTCAGGCGCTCCAGGCGGCCATCGGGCTGCTGCAGATAGCTGCCGGCGGCCTGCGGGGTGTAGGTATTCTGGTGGGTCATGTCAGGTCCAGTGGCTGATGTCATGGGTCGGGGTGCGGTGCCGCACCATCACGCGGATCAACGCGCAGGCCATCACGGTCTCGGCCTTGTCGAACTGCCACTCGATGCCACCACCAGCCACCTCGAGGCTCATGGCGCCCAGGACATGGGCGTCCAGGCTCAGCAGGCGCTGCCAGACGGCCTGCAGCAGCGGATCGACAGCAGCAGCAGGGTCGCTGCGCGCGCCACCGCGGGCGTGGCATTCAACCGTCAGCACGGTGCGCCAGGTCAGCGCGCCGATCGTGCTGTCGTCGGGGCTCGATTGCTCCAGCCGCACCACGACAGCGGTCGGCAGCTTGTCGGCGATCGGGTCCAGCAGGTTGGCGTAGACGCCGTGGCAGATGGCCGGCGCGGCAGACAGTGCGGCCGTCAGGGCGGCGCTGATGGCATGAAAGGCGCTGCTCATGCGGCTTCCTTCGACAGCACCAGCACGCTCATGCCGGTGCCGTCGGGCTCGTGCGCGGCGATCTGGTAGCGCACGCCGCGCACAGTGCAGGTCAGGTCGACCGGCAGATGGGGTGCAGAGAA